CAATTTCTAATTTTACTCCTGTAAATCCTACTGGAATACTAAGTTCTGCCCAGAACATTTTTGAATGTTTTGGCCAATCAACATGATCAGGATTAACATCTAAAATTCCGTTCATAAACTTTTTTTCCTCTTCCATAGAAAACCCTTTTAAAGGTTGTCTGTTTACATATACACTACTAAGCTTACTTACTGCTTCAGCTCTTACTGCTTTTGGGAGATGATTCATAATCTCCTTTCTTCTTAAAAAAATTTCTCTTTTCATATTATAGTTCTTTTAAAGTTTTAATTAAGCGGATGTAAAGAATAACTCTCCTATTAATTTAAAGATTAATAATTAAAGAGGTGGGGGATTGCTCCCCCACAACTCTAATCAAAAACCAATATATAGACGCACGTTAATGCCAAATTAAGATGCTGTACAAGTGATGTCTAAAGAAGTATCAAAACGTCTTAATGCGATACCTGCAGTTTTCAACATATGTACAGACGCCCCGTCTACATCAGATGCTCTAGAAGAATTACCATCGAATCCTCTTGGAATAACTGAACCAGCTACACACCATCTCATTGACTCACGACCTTTTTTGTTGATCATTTGTAGGTTGTTTTGTCCATCATAATTTGACTGATCAACAAATACCATTCTATAAGACTCTAGTGAATAACCTGTAACAGGGTGCTTCGCGCGTGCTTGAGCAACAGCTCCGTGATCAAATAATGGTAATTTTACCACATTTACAGAGTGTCCATCAATATGCTCGTACGAAGTAAAGTAACCACTCATACCTAATGATCTTCCAGATCCAGTGATGAAACGATTCTCTCCACCTACTTTCCAAGTGTTACTTGAGAAGTGTGCTTTAAGTGCCTCATCAAATTCTCTAGCACCACCAGTACCAGTATAAAGAGTTACTTGTTTTGTAGCAGCATCAGTCATTTGATAAAATAAATCACCGATGATGTTTTTTAATTTTGATTCAGTCATAGTAGAGTAACTATCCTTGTTTACAATTTGCTCTAATAATCCTGGACCAACGATTACTGGCTGACCATTTTCATCTTTCATGTAAGTCTGACCGTTTGAATCGTAAGTTTTTTTGACCATACCAGTAGTACATTTCACACTCTTCTTTGAAGTCAAGCATGTGTAAGTACTCTTCATAGTCCATCCAAAGTTTAGTAGATTTTCCACCTTTAGTAGGTAAAGAAAATTCTGCTACATAATCTTTAGCGTTTCCAGACATGTGGTAAGATTTTCTAACTGTAGTTAGTTTGTTTCTTACTTTACCTGGAGTTTCCCAATTAGAAGCATTTCCTCTAGAGAAATCAACTCCTACTGGTGCATACATTTGAGCCCAAAGGCTTCCTTGTAAGTTATTTGCTGCTGCACAAACTGCTGCTGCATCTGGATTTACAAGTTGTAGTGTATATTTCCAATTAGTACCACCTGCAACCATTTCTGGTTCTTTCATGATACGTGCTTGTGTCCCATCTTGAGATACAATTACATATGGAAATACAAAGTGTTTGTCAGGGAATTCAAGTTCGAAGCTTGCTCCTCCTTGTCCCACTGCTGCTCCTGCTAACGTAGTTGCTACTGGTCTCGTTCTCAACCTGTGCGTTGCCACACGGTATTCATACTCCAAGCGATCAATAGACTTTACATTACCAACACCTTCTGTTAAGAAAGATAGTGGGAATCTTTTATCGTCTTTTCCTGCTAAATGAGTAATAATCGGAGACAGTTCAGTAGGTTTAGCTAACAAAGCATTAGATAAACTGTTCATATCAGTCATCTGTGAATCGTTGTAAAACGCCTTTTGGACGCTTATGTTTGTTCCGTTTACTGCCATTTTTTAATTATTTTTAAAGTTATTATACAAAATTCAAGTTACCTTGAAGAATTGTCGATTAAATATTAAGATCTAAATCGTCAATATCAAATTTGGAATTCTTTCTTTTAGAACGTCTAGCGCTTTTAACTGTTTCTTCTCCTCTAGAAATTCTTTCTTTTAAAGATTGAACACTTTTAGTTCTTGCTTTAGTATTAATTATTGAGTTAAGGTCAAAACCTTTAAACATTAAATAATCAATTGCTAATTTCTTTTCCATATCTGCCTCTTGATGATCTACATCTCGCTGCGTGTAACCATCATTGGTTACTGGTCGAGAAAGATAATTAAAAAACTTTGTCTTATCCTTCTCTGTTACTTGAAGTCCTGCAAACTCTCTAGACTCTTCAATTGTATCTGCTACATCGTCCCAAAAGTCTTGCAATTCTTCTGCTTTAGCTGCTTGCTCTTCTTTTTGTTTTGTGAGTAATTGCTCACGTTCTGCTTGTTGGTATTTACCTAAAGCTTTTCTAGCAGCCTCTGCTTTAGAATACAATTTACC